CCCATGGATATATTATCCGGACCATAATTTTTCTGCTTACGGCAAAACAATTCATATTGTTCGGCTTGTATTCTCTTAAATTCTGCCGTCATAACAGGAAACTTTTCTTCTATTTCCAAAACAGCTTCGTGTTTTTTTATACCCAAATCTCTTTCTGTTATTGCCATTTTAGTGTTCCTCATTTTATATTCTTTAATTGTTTTTCAAATTTAGTAATATCCGCTTCGGGTGTTCCATACAGTTTCAATATATCGGTCAATTCATCTGGATTGTTTTCTTTAATAAAACGAATATACTCATACACTTCATTTCTTCCCAACTCAAAGTGGTTACAAAATGTAGATAGAATTTGTGGTTCTATTTCCATTTTGTGTTTGGACTTTATGTATTTCAGAAAGATTGATTTCTTTGGTAGAATATCTAGCAAAAGTTTATAGTAATCTCTTGAAGATAGTATTCCATTTGAATATGTTTGAAATTCATTTATGACTTCAACAAATTCTGGTTCCATTGAAAAGAAACGAGCAATCATATAATTGCTCCATGACTTTGTATCTTCTTCTGAAAGTTCTTCCCATTTTGTTTTACGGAAAGTAACACCTTTAATATGATCAAATAAACTTTTTGCCATGATAATCCTTAATCGTTTAGTTGTTGTCTTTTTGTTGGCATAAATTCGTCATTGATATTACCACATTCTAAACAAGCATAAGTTGGAATTGGAATGATACCTTCTTGTCCTGTTGGTGAAAGTAGTGCAGAAATCTTTTTGAAGAATGTTACTTCGTGAAAGAATTTATTACCACATTTTGAACATTCAATATCTGATGCCTGATTGATGTCCACTGTAACTTGTTGTGGTTCTTGTTGTGGTTGTCCACCACCGTTAATGTCATAAATACCCATCATTTTCTCCTTTGGTCAATTTCCATAATAATTTGAATAAACATAGCCATGGCATTTATTTCATGGTCTACAACAAAACTGTCTTTGTATTGTGCTTCAGCAATAATCAAAATGATAGTTGATACGAAACCATTTGCGTATGTATCAACGGTATCGTAAAGATGTCTGAACATTTGATTGAAGTCACGAACATGATTGTCAGCAAGTAACTGACGAATACCATCGAACTTTTCTTTTTTGTTTTTACTTGATTTTAGAATATCAACAATCGAAGAAAGATAATTGTGTTCTACCAAAGTTGTTTCATCCAATTTCAAAACACCACCAATAACACATCGTTGAGTTGTGTTAATTACACGGCGAATATCTGGATAAGATTGATTGATAATTGTTGCAAGATTATCTTTCTCATATTTTACATTCTCACCATCAAGAATTTTTACAAGATGTTGTGCAACTTCTTTCTTCGATGGTGGAACTATGTTAAAGATTTGACAACGAGATTGAATTGGATCAATAATCTTATCTACATAATTACAAGTTAAAATAAAACGAGTTGTCTTACTAAATGTTTCAATAACATTACGAAGTGCTGCCTGGGCATTCGGTGTCATGTAATCACATTCATCCAATATAATTAGCTTCAATCCACCAAATCCAATTGAAGAAGCAAACTGTTTGATTTTATCACGAACAGTATCTACTGAATTTTCGTCTGAAGCATTGATGTAAATGTAGTTATCTTTTGCGATAGTATTTGCAACAATCTTAGCAAGTGTGGTTTTACCACTACCAGCATCACCATAAAGAAGTAAATGTGGAACATCGTTTGTCTCAATATATTGTTGAAAGGTTGATTTTACAGTATCGTTGCCAACATAAGTGTCAAGTGTTTGTGGGCGATACTTTTCATTCCAAATTGTGTGTGAAGTGTTAAACATAACATACCTTATAGATTGATAAATTCATATGCTAATATATGTATTTTTCGCCTAATATCCTAGCGATTTTTTTGAAATACGAAGATTGGCTCTCTTTTATAGCCAGCTCCCATGACTGCGGACAGTATCAGTTGTAGAGTATCGGTGTGATCGAAACCAACTAGGTTGGCATATTTTATAGTCATTTCTTCCAAATCTTTATACTTTGGTGTGTTGGCTATGTTTATTAACATATAGCCACCCATTTTTAGACCGTGATAACAATTACGGAATGTTGATTGAAGAAATCCAGATCCCCATTCTTCTCTTGTTGGGAATTTGTTATACGATTGAGTTTCTTCGTCTGCATATTTTTCAGTATCGAAATATGGTGGCGAAGTAAAACACAAATCCAAACTATCTTTTTGTGGGATATAATCTTCTGAACCCATCATGTTCAATTGAATATCTTTGCCAAGATATGCAAAGTCATCACGAAGTTTACAAAGTCCTTCAAATGTTTTGGTTGATGGTTCTGTTCCGATATAAGTTTTAATATATGGTGAAGCAAGAGCACCAACCAATCTGCCACCCCAACCACAAGACATATCCCACATCACACCATCACCGCCATATTTTTTATAGATAACACCGGCAGCAGTTGGTCTGAAATTGGAAACACCTTGAACACCAGAATATATTTTAAGTGATTGACGAAGACGGTTCTCTTGGAAAGAAGTGCCCCAATGTTTTGACAACCACTTCAAACATTTGCGTATTGTCATTTTGAATGTTTGGTCATTCAAAAAGTTATCCATTGGAGACATCTTTGAGTTTCCACATTTAACTTCCATTGCGTGCGGAAAATATGACCACGCCAATCGAAGTCCGTTCATGGTTTGGATTATATCACCGTCTTTGAAAATACTATCATAATCGAATTGTTGTAGTTTTCTCATGTGTTCATGTTTTTCTTGTTCGGTGATTTTCATATATGGATAACCGTGTTTGCGGTAATACTGAAAGATACAATCTATCGTATCATCCAATTCTCTTTTACCTGCAAAAAATTCACCGGTCTCTTTCCACAAACGAACTTCTAGCGGATCAACATCAAAAAATTTACTTAAACTATCGCTGTTTGGTTTCATGTTATGGTTTATAGAAAACGAATACTGGTTCGTATTTGAACCATTCGCCGTTGTATAATACTTTATTTGCTAATCTCTCTGGATCGGAATTACCAATCATCTTTGTCATAAGCATTCCCATCTTACCTTTGTATTCCATACCCAAAGATTTCAAAATGTTTATTGAGTCTTCTTCAAGATGTATTGTTTTATTTGCAGATACTTTGATATTTGCAATGTTCCAACAAAGATACCGGTCATTTTTCAAATACTCTACGGCAGTTTCCAATGTTGGTTTCAAAAAGTTATCACGCCAGTCTGCATATTCTCCATGTGCCTTATATGATTGTGTGTCATCATCGGAATACATTTCGCGATTGAAATACGGTGGTGATGTGAAAACAAAATCTAATTTACCTTTATACTTTTGGAAATCAGGATTGAATTGTATTGTTTCAGAACCGTCTTGGAAAACTTCGTATGTGTGATTTTCTTTTACATCAAAGAATTTTGATGATAGTGAACTACCCTTCTCACCAATTGACTTCAAGTAAAAGTCTGCAAGATATTCATAACGAGTTATTCCTAAATCAGGAATTGAATTGTCCGTATTAGGATCTGTTCCAACATAATGTATCGGTCTACTCACCGACATTGCTCCCAAAATTCTTCCACCCCAACCTGCACTTGGATCATAAACTGTAACGGTTTCACTTGCAGGAACGTGTTTTGTAAAATGTTCATACAAAAACTTTGCAGTCATTGGTGGAAAGTTTACAGCAGGTTGTGAGAAAGAAATACGGAATATCTGAAATGCTTGTGGAAATAATCTTGCACTCTTTTCATACACTCTAACCAAGAAAACATTTACTCTTGGTTCTTCACCGTCTTTCTTTATCATAAAGTTATCGGACAGTTCATCTATATCACCCAAATAAAATATCATACTAGCATCAAGTATACCATCCTTAACAAACTCACGGATTTGATCCGCCTTAATAGTTAGATACTTTGTATATTTTTTATTATAGGTTTCAAGTGTGCAAGATATTTTTGATATGCGTAAACCTTGTCCGTCAAATCTACCATCACCATTTTTGAAAGCAACGAAGAAGTCTCTTAATGTTTCACCTTCTCTGAAATATGGGTTCTTAATTTGATTTGAGGAAATAGATTTACTATAAAGATACATTGAGTCATTGTAAAGAGTTCTACGCATAACATGATGAAAAGTATCTTTCATTTCATCGGTGAAGAAATCATAAATAGATCTAGATGTTTCACCGTTTGTTCCACTTGCAATCTTCGTCTTTAACATAGTTGGAAAGAATTGATTAGCAGCAGAACCATTTTTAGAGAAGTTAGCAATGACGCCGATTATATCTTCGTCATTGCCTTTCTCTGGACTATGAAAGATTTTTGAGGTATTGAACTGACGTAGTTTTGAAAATGATTGAACAATCTCTTCTTCGCTTCTGCCAACAAGAGGCGGTTTACCACTTTCATCCCAATCTTTCAAAAACCTCATTCGTAATTCTTCTATCCATTCTGAAAACTTATTATCATCATAAGTTACCAATTCGCCGTATGTAATGTTTGACGACCAGGATAGAACATCACTCTTTTCATAAAAATACTTTTTCATCAATTGTTATCCAATTTTACTAAATAATACTTTGCATCAAAGTCATCAATATCAAATTCAACTTTCGCCAAACCTTCGGATGAAACTTTGAGTGTTCCACCATTCAAGTCTTTGTTAGCGGCAAGAATACCATTGAAGTATTTTGCAGAGAAACTGATTGGTTCAATATCACCACTTGCATTGCAATCAATATCAATAGAGATACGGTTTGAATTTGTATTTGAATAACCAAGAACAATTTGATACTTATTTAATTTTTCATTCTTTAATACTGTAAACTTTTCAATATCCGAAAGAGCAGATTTTGCCTTGATGAATTTATCAATAAATTCTTTTGTAATTGTAATATCCAATTCAAAATTGGGCAATTCTTTTAGGTCTGGTGCAGGTGGAATAACTGCAAGGTCAGCCAACATATAATTTACAGTAGTTGATTTGTCATCAATTGTCAATGAGAATGCCTTATCACCGGCACCGTTCACTTGAAAGTTTACTGTGTTACCAAGAACACCCAATAGACTTACAAGCAAGTCTGTGTTATACACACCGAATTTCCAATCATCACCTTGAAAACTTTTCAACTTAACTTCGCCAACCACACATTTATCATCGGAAATAAAACGAGTGGAAAGCCCACCATTTACATTCCAAGCAACAGACTGTATCAATTTACCCAAATGATACTTACTGATAAAGTTCAACAACTTTGATTTTTCCATAACAACAATCCTTAATGATTAGTAAATAATTTATGCTAATATATGAAATTTTTGCGTAATTTCAAAACGAAAAAAACTTTTGTGCAACTTTTTTATTCTCCGTTGGGAAATCCCACTTCATTGCCTCATAGAAGTTCTTTAACTTGCCATCCAATTCCGAAACAAATAATTCATTGGCATCAAAATAATCCTTGACAAATTGTATAATTTCTTCTGGATCCGAATCACCACGAAATGCCAACTCCTCCAACCCATACTTGTTTGATTTCAAATAAGCAATCTTAACCTTGTCACCATTTTTAATTGGCGGATATTTCGGAGGACAACCAAATGTTTTCAATAACTTATTATAGTTTATGGCAGCTTTGATATGTGATGGAGTTCCCTTTGCATACTTACCGAGAACATCATCCTTTACCAAAGTTTCATACTTTTTAATATCTTTGATTGAAGAATTTTTAGCAACCTCTGCATACAATACCGTGTTCAAATTCTTTTTGAAAGACAATATGTATTCATCAATTTCATTCTTATCTTTACCTTTGAGAATATCAATCATCACATCCTTCATACACTTCTGAAATGATTTGGGGAATGATGAACGAACAATATCCAAACCCTTAACTTCCAACTTATCCATTGGAACACCGTTATCCGAAATAATCCAAAGAGCATATCTTTTTTTCTTTTGCCAGAAACCTGTTCTACCAATCATTTCTTGTTTGATTTCCAAACGATGTTTGTCAGTATTGAATATCTTTTTGGCAAATACATCATAGAATTGATTAACATAATCTTGAACTTCCGTTGCAATCTCATAAATCTTTGGTGTCATTGTTTCAATATCATTTGTATCAATGTCCGGAAATCTATTCTTCACCAAAGGTAAACAAGAAACAAACACAGAGTCCGTATCAACATACTGAACATAATCAAGGTTATCAGTTTTCAATTCTTTATTGTATTTCATATTGATAGCAGCTTCTGTTTTCTTAATAACCGTTTGACCGGAAAGTGTAACTGCCTCTGCATTATCAATATCATAGAAACGAAATGCAGGTAAACCAAGAATACCATACATACTATTCAAAAGAATTTTCTGAACAAGCTGTCTTTTCTTGTAGAACTCATACTTGTCTGTGTCACCGGCTTTACCCCACTTCTTCATTTCATTTTTATACTCAACCCTTTTATCAAACCAATCAGAAAGAATTGCTGGAATGAGTCCGGTTTTGTCTGAACTATACATAACACCGTTTGATGCAACTGTGTATTTGTATTTGTCCAAGAATGCCTTTAACTTTTCTTTCGATACCTTTTCACCACCAACAATGTATTCATCCTTTCTTCCACGGTTAAAATCTTCAGCATTCCAATCTTCAATTTTGGCAATCTTTGTTTCAGGAGAAATGTTTAGTGTCATAATGATTGACGGATATAGTGATGTCAAATCCAAGTCATACATCCAATCATATCTACCAGGAACAGGATCCTTAACGAATGCACCGATAAAACCTTTCTCACCACTCTCACGCAATTCTTGCATCTTCTCTTGTCTATCTGCTGGTTTGTTCGGAGCAACAACACCACCAATATGTTTAAGATAAGTAAGCATAGCTCCTTCCAAATACTTTGATGAATATACAAAGTCTTCATAAGGAACATGACCAACATGAGCGATACCACGAACTAAATCAATATACTGCAACTTCTTGTCTAATTCGATAACTAACTCAACGTCAGTAATGTTGTATTCGATAAATGTATCAATATCATTTTCCATCAAGTCATCAAGGTTGCCCTCATATTCAATCTTACCACGACCAAGTTCTGTCATACAAACTGCATTTAGGGCATAAGATGGCAATTCTTTATATGAGAACTTTTTATACACAGTCATATAATCCAATACGGATGTTCCACCGATTGTGTAACGATTACGATACGGCGAATAAAACATTTCACCAATCACAGAAAGATTGTTTGCGTGCTTCTTACCAAGAACTCTTTTTATACGATTGTGTAAATATGGAATATCGAATGCATCGCAATTCCAACCTGTCATAACATGGGGTTGGATTTCTTGAATTGCATCTATGAATTTAAGTAGTAAAGTTTTTTCATCATAACAAGGTATGACCGTTTTGTTATCCGTAGTTTTCCCATCTAATTTTCTTTTCTTATCCAATACAAGAATTGTATAATGGTTTGATGCAGAGTCATGGTAAGCAATTGATGTTACTTCATTA